GGTATTCGTACTCGCCGTGGAAAAGGTAACTTAGTTGTCTGTTCCGCTGATGTTGCTTCGGCATTGTCAATGGCTGGTGTCCTTGATGTAGGTGGATCTGGTGGATCTGGTAACTTAAATGTTGATCCAAGTCCTTCAGGAAGTACTTTCGCAGGAACAATTAATGGTCGTATTAAAGTTTATGTCGATCCTTATAACTCCGTTGTAAGTGCAAGTGCTACAAATAACTGGTATGTTGCTGGTTATCGTGGTTCTAATGCTTATGATGCAGGTCTGTTCTACTGTCCTTACGTTCCGTTGCAAATGGTTCGTGCGGTTTCGGAAGCAACTTTCCAACCTCGAATTGCGTTCAAGACTCGTTACGGAATGGCAGTTAATCCATTCTCTAAAGTCGGTTCTACAGGTGCTATTGATGCAGCTGCAACACCGTTTACTGCTGACAGCAACTGCTACTATCGCAGAGCTCGAGTTAGTAACTTGATGTAATCTATTATTTTAGGGGGAGACTCTTAGTTTCCCTCTAAAACCTACCTTATATTATACAATAACACAAAAGGAGAAAATATATGTTAGATAAAGCCACAGGTTGGATTAAGAGTCTTACAGAAACAGGACTTGCATTAATCGCACTTGGAGTAGTTCTACAGATACTTTTCGGAGCTGCAGTTCCCTTTATTGGTCTAGATATAGTCGGATCAGTTGTAGGAATTGTAAAGTCTCTTGGAAGTGAAGGACTAGTCGGTTTAGTAGCAGTATGGGTACTATATAGTATCTATTCTAAAAAATAATTAGTATAATCTAAGGGGAGAATGGATTCTCCCCTATTTCCTTCCTTATAAATACTAGTGAAACATATAGATACCTATTATGGCAGACACTAGTTCTCAACAACCTACAGTATTCGATTACGCAACTGGAACTCAATGGAGAATTGCGTTTAATCGTATCCCTAAAACAACTTGGTTTTGCACAGCTGCAAATGTTCCAGGCATTACTTTAGGTGAAGCTCAATATGCTACACCTATGTCTGATATGTTTGTTACTGGTGATAAACTTACTTTTGAAACATTAAATATAACTTTTCTTGTAGATGAAGAACTTCAAAATTATAGAGAGTTATGGGATTGGATAGTTGGTATTGGATCTCCTGTTAATCATTCACAATGGGAAACAACATTGGCTAAGGGAGATGGTGCTATTAGACAATTTGGCACTAATGATGCTGACCCTAGAACAAAATCTACTTTTGAAGAATCTAATTTATATTCAGATGCTACTTTGTTAGTATATAATTCTAAAAATATACCAAAAGTAAATGTTAAATTTAAAAATATGTTTCCCACAAGTTTATCATCATTAGAATATTCTCAAGATTTGACTGATGTGGAATATTTTAAAGCTAGTGCAACATTTAGGTATCTTTATTACGAGTTTGAAACTTCAAATTGATAAATACAATTAAGTAGCCTAAACAGAAATTAATTAAAGTGAGTCCACTTGATTAGGCTGTGTGACAATATAGCTAAGAGTGTTTGGGCTACTTTTTTATTTTAAATGACTTGACTTTTGCGTTCCTATATGTTATTATAGGTATGCCTGGTTTGTAAGTGAATATATAAAGAATAATATGACATTAACTGAAATACAGGATATGGTCAGGAAAGACCTTAAAATCAATGATCTTGAATTGGATATAGAATCCCTACGAATACCTTCCCTACATTCCAAGTATCTTCAGCTCTTAACAGAGCATTCGCTTCTTTTAAAAAAGACACAAGGAGAACTTAATGTTCTTAAAAGGGATAAATGGGTGTTTTATACAGGAAAGGCAACAGAAGAGATTTACAAAGAGAAAGGGTCGTTTGATGTGAAGTTGAACACTAAAGATGACCAGAAGACTTTTATAGAGGCTGACAAAGAGTATCGTGACCTAAAAGGAAAGGTTGAGTACTATGAAACTGTAGTTGATTATTTACAGGAGATAGTGAGGTCAGTTAGTAATCGTTCTTTTCAAATAAAAAATGCAATTGAGTGGAGAAAATTCGAGGCTGGAATTTGATATTATAATTCACAAGAAAGATGATGTTTATTCTCAGATTGAATGTGAAAGAAGTATTACAAAAGAATTAAACGAATATTTCAGTTTCGATGTGCCTGGGGCAAAGTTTATGCCTAGTTTTAAGAACAGGCTCTGGGATGGAAAGATTCGATTGTTCGACATACGGAATAACCAAATTTACGTTGGGTTATCCGAATATATCTACAAATTCGCTACAGCAAAAAAATATACTATTAGTGGTGGGGTGAGAACTCCTCTGGAAATCGATGTAGGCACAGTACAATCATTTATAGATGGTTTACAAAGTACTGTGACTATTAGAGATTACCAGCTAGATGCAGTACAACATTCTATTAGAAATGGAAGATGTATACTGGTCAGCCCTACAGCTAGTGGAAAAAGTTTTATTATATACATCCTAATTCGATATTATCAACAAATATTGGACAACTCTCACATACTGTTATTGGTTCCACGTTCCTCATTAGTGGAGCAAATGTATACTGATTTCCAAGATTATGGATGGGACTCTGAAAAGTTCTGTCACAGAATCTATGCAGGAAAAGACAAGACTTCCCCAAAACTTGTCCATATATCCACCTGGCAGTCCATATATCAACTCCCAAAGAAACATTTTGAAAAGTATAAGGTTATCATCGGTGATGAAGTACATACTTTTGCAGCTAAATCCCTCAAGACAATAATGCAGAAAACAACAGATTGTCCCTATAAATTTGGATTAACAGGGACACTTGATGATGCAGAAAGTCACCATTTAGTACTGGAAGGATTGTTTGGCTCAGTCAAAAAGGTTACTACCACCAAGCAACTCATGGATAGTAAACAAATCTCTGATTTGAAAATAATAGGAATTGTCTTGACTTATTCAGAAGATGAGTGTATAATAAGAGAGTATAACAAAGAAATTAAATTTATAACAGAACATCCTCAACGGAATAATCTGATTAGAAATTTAAGCATTGATTTAAAAGGAAATACATTAGTTCTTTTTTCGTTAATCAAACATGGACAGTTGTTACACGAACTCATAAAGGAAAGAGCCGATGTCAATAGGAAAACTTTTTTTGTATTTGGGGGAACAAACTCCGAAACAAGAGAAAACATTAGAAAAATCGTTGAGCAAGAACGAGATGCCATTGTTGTCGCCAGTTTTGGTGTTTTCAGTACTGGTATCAATATTAGGAATCTGCATAACATTATTTTTGCTAGTCCTTATAAAAGTCGTATTAGAAACCTACAGTCAATAGGCAGAGGTTTACGAATGCACGAAAGTAAGGCTATAGCAAAATTATATGATATTGCAGATAACTTTAATAATAATAACCATACGATAAAACATTTTATTAAGCGTATTGGTATCTATAATCAAGAAGAATTTGATTATGAGATAATAAAAATTAACCTAAAATAAATTATGGAAAAGGAAAAGAAAATACATTATGTTGATAATAAATTATTTTTTGCAGAAATGGAAAAGTGGAAAACAGATATTGCAGAATCAGATGAAGTCGATGATCTACCACCTGTGGTTACAGAGTATATGGGCGAATGTTTTTACAAGATTGCAACTCATTTATCATTCAGGCCTAATTTTATCAATTATACCTATCGAGAAGAAATGATAGGAGATGGTATAGAAAATTGTATTAGGTATGCAAAGAATTTTAATCCAGAGAAATCTAAAAATCCATTTGCATATTTTACACAAATTATCTATTATGCTTTCATTCGTAGAATAACGAAGGAAAAGAAACAAACCGCTATTAAACAAAAAATAATTGATAATACGGCAACAAAAACATATGATGTGATGGAAGGTGACGATGATATTTATTCTAACACATATATGGAATTCTTACGAGACAATCTCGATGAGAAAGAAATAATTAAACCTAAACGTAAACGATCCAAAAAAGGGATTGAACATTTTATAGAGGAAGAATTAAATGAAAACGAAATTTGAAGAATATGTCGAACAAGTTGATAGCTT